TGATGCAATCTTGTTGAACCCAGATGCAACTTGAGCTTGCTTGCCTTGCAGGGATCCAAGTTCAATGTCAAGCTGCTTGATTTCAGATGTCAGCTCATTAAATGTTTTGCTGCCAATCTGCGCCGACTGCCGCAGGGCATCAAGACCGGTGCGATAATTTTTAAGATTATTGACAGAACGAACTGATTCATCGCCAAGTTGCTTGAAGAGCGAGCGCAGTAGATCAAGGTCGTTGCTGGCAGCCTTCGATTCAGTTGCAAAATTTCTTACGGCCGAACGAGCGCGATTCAATCCTTCCAGGTTTTCGACCTGGGCTCTGATGCGGAGGATTGTCGCTTCGTTTGCCATTACTTCCCGTTCAACTGGCTTAGGGCTGAGGCTTCCATGATCTGGATGCCCTCGAACATGGTTGGCACGTCCTCAACCGAGTATAGACCGCATAGCCACTGAAGCGGCTCATACCGCAAGCCTACATAGCCTCCCATGGTGACGTTCCATTGGGTCTGCAGGCGCATGAACATCATGACAATGTCCCAGTTGTCGTCCCATACCTCAAAATTGTCCGACTGCTCTGTTTTCAGAACAGCCGGATCAAGTCCAAAGACAGCCGCATCATCACCGGATTCGTCGCGTTCACCGCCACCAGCCCAGTGCAGTGCGGCCTCCTTCAGTTTTTTACCTGGGCTCCGTCCAGCGATTCAAGGTAAGCCTTGATCACACCACGGCAGAAATAGGGATCATCAAGGAAGTCGAGGCGGTTTGCAGCCGTGAAAGGAACTGCAGCGCCATCTTCATCAACGATCTCATCCCAGCCCTCGAGCACCGCCTCAAGCAGCTCAACGTCACCTTTGTCCGCCAATTTGGTGAACTCAGATCGGCCAAGCCGCTTGAAGGTCACATTGAAAAGTTGCTTTTCAAATTTGCCGCCGTCAGAAGGGATTTCGACGGTTACAGGCCAGCCGAAGCTTGCAACTTTTTTGCGAATGAATGCCATGAGGGGTGGTATCAGGTGAAGGCCAAGGAGAACTCGTTGTTGCCTGCAGTGGTTGGAATGGCCACATACGGAACGGACAACATCATAATTGAATCCTGATCTTGGTAGGTAGGATTCAATACATCAACTTGTGATGCAAGGAAGGTAACCCGGTTGCCGGCGGTGGTGCCATGCAAGAAGGTCAGGTTACCAGTTGACGATGCAAGGGCAGTGGTGAAAAAGTCCTTGGTAGCAATGGTCGGCGCTTCAATCATCACCGTACCAGCGGGTTTGCGATCGGTGATCAAGGTTTCCTTGGTGCCACCAACCAGCTCCCGGTAAACCAAGTCATTGGCAAGGTTGAAATCAACCGATTGCAGAATGCCGCTGTAGGAGAAGAAGGAGAAGGCGCTGGTGTTGCCTTCACGGAAGATCAACGGTGTGGCCTGTGCCGAATAGGTCACAGCAGGTTGGGCTGTGTCGGTCGGAGCGTTGTAGACGCCAGTGAGGTTAAATGCCAGCGTTGGGATGGCACCAACTGCGCAGCTCATGTTCATTGAGCCACGGCAACCGGTCAGCTTGTGCAGTACACCGTCTACGTTGAAATAGATGGTGGCTGAACTGAAGCTGGCTGATACGGGAGCATAGGTGACCGACGTTGAGGCAACGATCGTCGCAGCCAAGCCGCATGCCTTCAGGATGGCATCATACTTGGGTGCTGTACCGGCAGTGCCCGAACCGGCCAGTTCAACCTCAAAGTTGATCGCAACACTGGTCATGCTGATCAATTGATCAAAGTTGCCCATGTAGGGGCGAATCAGATCACGGCTGACAACGTCACCCGAAAGCGGGGTGATGTCAAGGTTGCGCACCAGCAGCGCGTCGGTGCCAGCCGGTGTGGAGTCGGTGCCGTAGGTGGATTCAGTCTTGACCAGGATCAGACGCTTGCGGCTCAGAAGTGCCATTGCTCAATTCCTCAGGGGTGTTGTCGGAGGGTTGGGCCGGCTCTGTCCGCTCAATGAGCTTCCGAATGCCGGTTTTGGGGTTGAGTAGATAGGTTCCACCCTGACCCCAGTATTCATCCACCATGTTAGCCATAAGTCAGGCAGCCAAATTTGTGGAGGACGTTCGGTAAATCACTAGGTAGTCACACATGATGACGCCAGCGGGTTGATCGGCCTCCACAAGGTTAAAGGTAACACCGACCGGTTGAATATCCATAGCATAACCTCCCAAGGTCAGATCACTGGACAGCTTGGAGTGAAGGCTTTCAATGATCGGATCTGCCACTTGGTCTGGGATGTTGCCACGCACAATCACGGTCACACGCACGGTCATGCGCCACGTCAAGGTGGGCAGGCTGGTTTCTACGCGGGATGTATCGGCGATCGGCTCCACGACCAGTGCAGGCGATTCCTCACGCGCCATTGGCTCCACCCGGCTGCGGTAGATCCGCGTACCAACCCCCGTAGTGCCAGTCAGTGCTGTGCGGATTGCTGTAAGGATTGATTCGCGTTTGGTGGTCATGTCTATGCGGAAGCGACTTGGACAACGGTGCAGATGATGCCAGGGATGCTGGGGTGGGCAAAGGGACTGGTCTGGGCTACCTCTGCATGAATGTAGGCCGCAACGTTACTGGTTGCCCACATCAGCTCGAGGTAGTCATTGGTGCTCAATCCAAGCACAAAATTAACGGTGCCGATCACGTTGCCATCAACGCTGCCATGCTTGGCTGTGATGCTGAACCGGCTGTCGCTGGCCGGCACATCAGTGCCGTTCTTGCGCAACCAGACGTTGATGTCGTGAATCGAACTGTCCGTATTGCTGAACTGAATTGAGAACGTGATGCTGTAAATGCCAGGATGATCGAAAGTGATCCGCTCGTTTGAGATGATCTTGATGTCACGGCTTGCGGTGTCAATCTGCCGCAACTTGATCGCATAGGCCGTATTGGCGAGCGCCGCGACCTGCGACGTTTCATCCCAGAACGAACCCCAGTAGCCAGGGTTGCCAAAGTAGGGCAGACCAGACCATCTCGTTCGGCCATCGCCGATCTTCAAGTTGCTGGTGTCACTTTCAAGGCCAGGCTCGCCTTGTTGTGGCACTGGATTGATTGATGCCCAGTTTGATCTGCTGTTGATCGTGAAAACGTTGCTCATGTCTTCTGCAGAGCGATTTGAATAAATGCTCCGTCATCAATCAGCATTGTTTCCCTGACGGTGAAAGCAGTCCCGCCCACAGTGATTGAATCACCGCGAACGAGACTGCCAAAATCTGAAGACCTAGTAGTCAGCGTGTAATCAGTCGTCAAGACCATCCCATCGCTGATCACTTGACTTGGGGTGTCAAGGATTCCAATTGCTTGCGTCGCCCCAGCCACACAGGTGAGGCCGAAATCAGCAAGGAACATCCCTAGGTCTTCAGTCAACGCCATGGGGATCAGCCGTACTTAGCAGAAGCCAGACCTTGGACTGAAACAGCACCAGTGCCCGTGCCACCGGCAACAGTCAGCGAAACTTTGACGTAACGCTTGATGTCGGTGACGTTGACATACAGCTTCTGACGAGAAGCAGTGTTGGCGGTTGTGGTCGTGAAACCACCGCCAGTCACATCGGTGTAAGTACCACCAGAAGTGTCAGAAGTGGTCAACTTGACGGCAAAGGTGATGCTGGCACCGCCGGCAGCGGCGTCAAGAAGAACGACCATGTCGCCTTCATAGCCAGACAGGTCAATTGCGCTGCCAGTGGTGGTAGAAGCGCCAACGGCAGTAGGGAACAGGCCCACCTGCGTGGTTTTGGAACCGAGGTTAAGAATGGTCATTGGGGTTTCCTCCGTTTGGAAGGTGTAGAAATGGCTTGGATAAACTCTTCAGCTTTTGCAATACCGATCAGGAATTTGGCATCGCTAGGGGAAGCCTCAAGGACTTCCCCCACGCGAGCCACGCAACCACCGGCCATTGTTTGGCTAAGGATGCGGATCATCATGATCAGAGGGTGTTGTTACCGCGAGAGAAGGACTCGGGGTGACGGATGGCCACGTCCACATCCTGCATAGCGATCACGCGAACGGTACCGCTGGTGCTGTTGGTGTAGGGGTCCACCATGATGTCCAGACCGGACCAGTAGCCGATCAGCATGTCAGCGAAGTTGCCAAACCACAGATCGCCGGAAGCGACTTGGTTGGACAGCACACCGCGATAGCCGTTCACTTCACCGTTTTCCATCAGGAAGATGCCGGAACCGGCGTCCTTCTTGGTGGTTTTCAGGTTGCCACGCATTGTGGCATTCATCAGATAAACAGGTGAACCCAGCAGAGCGTTGGCGGTAGCAACATCAGACTCGAGTGCAACCACTTCAGCAAAAGTGGGAGCATCATTAGCGAAATCTTCGGTGCCGATGCCCGAGATCAGCTTGAGACCCAGGGGCTCGCTGTTGGAGCCGGTGCCATACAGACCAGCGGCGTCGATCTTGAGACCAAGAACTGCAGCTAGGTCGCGACGAACCATGTTCTCCACGTCGATGGAGGACTGCAGCATCAAACGGCGGCTGTAATCGGTGAAGGCAGCAACCGTTTTAGGGGTCAGGCTGACTTGATCGATTGTCTGCTGGCTCTCGCTAGGAGCGCCGGATTCGGCAACCCAGTAGGCCGTGGCAGCGCCCGACTGACGGGGGATGGCGACGTTGCCGACCAGACCGGTCAGCACGGTGGCGCCAGCCTGGTCAAGGGCGGAGGCGTTGCGCAGCAGATCAATGAAGGAAGCAGTGTCCAGCTCAGTGGCGACGACGTTACCGCCAGCACTAGCAACACCAACGCTCAGGTCACGGCGAAGCACTTCCTGGGGGATCGTGATGCCACGGCTCTGACGGCCAAGCTTGGCGGCAGCAGCTTCAGAAGCAGCAATTTCAAAGCCAGCAGCTTCACGCGCAG